CTTGATGCTCGCCAGCACGTATGCTAGGGGTTCTAAGAGTTTGCCTAATTGATCGCGTAGCTCATAGTGTAAATGGGTGTTTCTGGGGTTAGGATCTGTAGTTACAGTGGCGATTCTTTGCCCAGCCCCTACCTTTTGACCTTGCCTTACGCCTGGCGTAGTGTGGCCGTAAGTGCCTTGCATTCCATCGTCATACCTAATAACTACAGCCCCTCCAACCTTGCCGAATCCGCTTGGGTAAGACTGCGTTACCGTGCCTGCGCGGCGAGCATGAATAGGGTCGCCAACATCAAGCCCAAGGTCGCGCCCAGCGTGTAAACGACCGCGCCCATAGCCTACGCCTTCATTTATGTTTGGCCCGCCCTTGGTGCCAGGCAGCATATTGCCAACACCTCCTACCACACCAGTACGGGCAGCCCCGCCAGGCGCAGCAGTAGTGCCCATACCAGGCAGTGTCATTGCCTGGCGCATTAAATCAGCGGCTTCTCTTGCGCGATCTCGAACATAATCCGAAACCTTCATTTTGTAATCTTCTACTGAGCGCACATAGGAGAGCTTGCGTTGCTCAATGTCTTCTATTTCGCGTGCATTTGTGCGCTTGTAATCCTCAACATCACGATTGAGCTTCGCCATCGCAAGCTCAAGCCTGTTTCTTGACTGCTCAATATCAGCTTCACCTTCCTTCCTGGAGCGCACTACTTCGCGCACATTTGTTAGCAGTTGCTGTTCAAAGCCAACAGCCGCCGCAAATGTTTGGCGAGCATTTAGATCGCTACCTTCGATGCGGTTTTGTGCCCTGGCGCGATTATTCTCAATCTGCTTTTCTGCCGCTTGTTGGCGCAAGTCGAATATCTCACGTTCTTTTTTGTAACTGTAATCAGCAATGTCTTTATTTAGTTTCGCGCCATCACGCTGCAAGTCATGCGCTTGCCGTTGCAGGCTGAACGCTTCACGGTAAGCCGACTGTATTTGATCTGCAAGTTTACGCGATTCTTGGACTCGCGCTGTTCCGGCGGCAAATTCGTCCTGAGGTTTTGCAGCCTGCCTGTTTCCCGCCGGTCCCGCCGCAACCGCTTTGCCGCGCCGCTGCAGCTTGTCGAACAAAGCAGTAGCGCCGCCAAGTGGGTTGGCCGCCGTTAATATGGCGCCGCCAATCCCCTGGCCCCTAAGAGCAGATCCAATCTGTTTGGCGCCTGGCAAGCTCCCAATCCCACGCGCTACGTTAATGGTGTCGGCAATTACGCCAGTAAGGCCAACAAGCGCAGGCAATAACTCAGACTGCAGTGTGCCGGCAATCGAAGACCATTGCTCCTGCAGTCGCCGCTGCTCTGACTCAAGTGCGTTAAGCTGGCGCACCGATCCAGGGCCAAGACGCTTTTCGACCTCCTGCAGTACCAGCGTCTGCGCGTCATAAGCACGCCCAACTGATTCGAGTTGCTGAACTTGAAACTTCAGACTATTGCTAACATGGAATCCGCTTTTAGCAAGCGCCTCCATTGTGTCGCCTGGAGTTTTGAGCGCACCGGCAAGTTCGGTAAGATTTTTTGCGGTTGTATCAATGGCCTGGCCTACCGCTGTGCCGACAAGGCTCAGACCGAAGCCGAACGAACCGCCCAGGGCGCCGCCTAGGCCCCCGCCCAGGGCGCCGCCTGCCGACGCCCCAAAGCCTTGGCCGAACAGCGCCGGGAAGGCGCCACCGATCAGCGCGTCACCGATTGCGCTGCGTGCATCGCCCTGGAAGAAGCCCTTTTGACCTTGCTGGCGTTTCTGCTCTGCCCTGAACTGTCCGATGCCAACCGGGTTGCCAGGGCCGGCAGGGGAAGCGTATTGATTGAACATGCCTGGCCGACCGCCTTGGCCGCCCATCGGGATTGCGCCGCCTCTTTGGGTCGAGCCGCTTGCGCGACTAGGAGCACCGATCCCAAGGCTCCGCTGCCGCTTCTCTTCGCGCTCCACCGCTGCGCCAAAGCGCCCCAGTGAACCAGCCGCTCGCTTAGCTTCTTCCGCCAGTTGCTTCTGCTGTGCAGCCTGCAATTCATCGAGCCTGCTTGGCTGTCTTTGTTGGGAACCTGCAACGCGATCCCTAAGCATTTCCTTGCTTGGAAGCGCTCTGGGCATGATTCCAGAATCAATCCCGCCGCCCATCGGGATTGCGCTAACACGCCGAATCGGCCCGCCAATGCGTTGCAGAGCAGGGACACCGATCCCCAGACTTGCCTGCCGCGCCTCTTCCTGCCTTAGCTTGTCGTTAAAACGTTTCTTTGATGCGCGATTTATTTCTGCTTGCGCATTCTGCATATCTTGCAGCGCTACCTGCCAACTGCTGTTTACGTTTACGTTGCGACCACTGGCGCGTTGCCGCTGCCCTAGCTCCGTCGCCGCCGCATTTAGTTCTCGCGTATATCTGCTAATCGACACATTCATGCGCCGCGCCGCTTCACGCGAGCCCGCAATATCGCCAATAGTATTTCCAGTGTAAATTACGTTTGTCGCCTGAGAACGCAGTCTCCTAATCTTGTCGGGATCTGCCCCTTGCATTCGGGAGAGATCGGTGATTCTTTCTTGCCCGCGTCTTCCGGCTTCAAATGCAATAGATCGCCCAGCGCGGCCACGGTTTAGCTCGTTTTGCTGGCGCAATAAGCCCGCCATTTCGGTGGCGATCCGCTGCATTAGTTGCAGGTTTTCCCTGCCGCCAGCAGTCGCTAGATCCCAGGCGCCACGGACGTTGCGGGCCTGTTGTTGCAGCTCTGGGCTTAAGCCCATGCCAGCGCCACCTCGCGCAAATTCCCGTTGCCGGCCTTGGTATAAATTGGTAAGGTAATTGCCGCGACTTGCGTTACCAATGCCTGTCGAAACGCCTGCTACCTGAGTGGCTGCGTCTAGGCCCCTGCGCTGCAAGTTTTCCTGGATGCGGGTTGTACGTTCCAACGCTCTCGCGTACCTGCCCTGGATAGCGCCAACCCGGCGACGATTTCGCACCTCTTCTTCTAGCGCTTGATTTGCTTGTGTCAGGCCCCTGTCGGATTCCCTTACGTCGCGCCGAGCAAGTCGGAGTTGGGCATTTGCCAGTCTGCGTGCTGTAGCATTTGGCCCACCTGCCACAAAGCGCCTAGTGTCAGGGTCGAGGCGCATGGCCACGTTCCCAACAGTGCGACCGGCACCAGCAAGATCGCGTCCCGCTTGCGCTCTGCGCCTACCGGCTGCATTAACTTGACGCGCAGCTCTTTCAACATTGCGAGTGGCAGATTGCGCAATCTGGCCTACGTTAAGCTGTGCGCTTTCAAGGTTGCCGTACAGCTGGTTAGCTCTTTCAAGCGCTGCGTTAAGTTGGCGAATCTCGCCAAGACCTTGTACGCCAACGCTGATTAGCCCCCGATAGTCAGCCACTCCCTGCCCTGGCGCCAGTGTCCCACCTTAGCGCCTCCTGGGTTGGCTGGCCTGTGGGACGGCTGGTATCTGATCGGCCAGGATCTCTTCGTATGCAGCGTGCATAATTATGTCATCCTGAGTTGCGTCGCGCTCAAGCTCGGAAAGCGTCTTTCCGAGCACCTTGCATAACGCAAGTCTAAGCATCAGGGCCGAATCCTTTTTTATCGCCTCCTTGATCGCTTTTGGAGTCCTGGCTTGCCAGCATCCCCCCATTGAAGATCAGGGCTTCCATCATGGCAGTCAAGTCTGCCTTGGCATATTCTTGGCGCATTACGCCTTTGTCGGCAACTGGGTCAAACATTTTCTCGCCGTCTTCGTATTCGGCACGAAGAATCAGCACGCGCAAGCCGTAGGCATTGGTGCTATTATCGGTCTTGACTGCTTCTCTGATTTTTTCGTCTTCCGCTTCGGTCAGCGGCGTAAAATACATATCAAATGTAGCGCCAGTGGATAGCGTGATCTCCACTTTGCGACGTTGGCGAGTCGCCTTAAGAAGCTCTTTGACGTTTTTGGCCATGGGAAGGATGTTGCAACGAGGGAATCATAGCACCGGGCCAAGGCACAAAAAAGCGAGGCCAGAGCCCCGCTGTGTGACGATCCGCAAACGATCAGAAGTCAGTCAAGCCAAAAAGGTTGGTGGGGGTGTCCGAGATTCGATAGTTAATCGAAATCTCAGTCGGGCTATCATCTTGTGAGATAGCGCCGCTGAGGCCAAGCAGGACGATGGGGAAGCTGCATTGCAACGAAGCGGCATCGTCAACCATGTTCGGGTTGCCAGTAGTAGCGACGGCACTAAAGTACGCCTTCAACTGGGCACCGTTTTGATCGTTAAACATCGTACCTTGAATAATACGATTGGTGAAAGCAAGACGATCTTCAGCAAGGCGCACAGTCAAGGTGCCATTGCCATCTGCAAAACCGGCCTGATACCTGCGGAATCGGGCAAGTTTAGGGCCAGTACCAGAGCCAGGCTTACAGGGAAGAGAGGTAATGTCAATCTCGCCCCTTGTAAGGGTAAGGTCAACAGATGGTACTTCGCACATGGCGTAAGCCGTAGCGAAGCTCATCTCGATGTGGTTGCCTTCGCCTGGAGTGTTTGCGCCACCAGCGCCACCGTCGCCGGTAAAAGCAAGCGCAGCGCCGCCAAGAGTGGCAGAAATAGTGCAAGACGTGGGAGTAGGGCGGGTCTTGATGTAATAAACTGTTCCATCAGTGATGGCAGCATCAAGGTTAGCGGTTCCCTTTTCCGTAAAAGTTACAGGATCACCAACACGAAAATCAGAATTAGCAGGAATAGGAAGAACTGAAGTGGTAGCAGGAGCAACGGGAGCAGGGAAATCAGTTTTGTCAAGCAGGCAAGCCAGGGTGCCAGGGGGCTTCATGGCGATCATGCCGTCTTGGCCCGTTAGGACGCTGACAGGGCCGCAATTAGCGACGGGCATAGGATGTCCGACCCGTGGCCGGTGAGTGCTTTAGCCGCCAGTCTACTCCCTGTGGCGAGCCATGAAGGGCATAGAGAACCGGGTAAAGTGATGCGCCCTGTCCTGTAGCTGCGCCTGGGTCGGCCCTGTGAGCGTGCCGACGCGAGCGATGATCTGCTGGGTTGGTGGCGGGATCGAGCCGTTCAGGGCCGATAGCGCGTCGATCACAGGGCCGGCAATGACCAAGCCACGGCCAGGGCCGATGCTTTTGCGGGTGAAGACTTCGCACACCAGGGAGCCTCGAATGTGCCACGAAGCCTGGGCGCCGATGGCTTGCTCTTGCATCAACCCAAAGTTGACACGAACAAGACAGTATTCATCATCATCTGCAAACTCAGTAGCAAGTTGATTCTCAACATAAACACGCACCGGACTGGCGGCATCAATTACAATGCGCTCGTAAATGCCACGAATTTGCTGCAGAGGGACTGTCATCTTTTGTTTACAGGAATGAGAAAGCCAGCTTTGGCGCCTTTTTTAATGGCAGCCTTAAATTTACCGCCTCCCATGTAAGTGTCGTACCAGTCTTTCTCTGCCGTTGACATCGCCGGTCGCTTGCCTCGCTCCAGTATTTCTTCTGTTGACATTTTCTCAACATCGCCCCGGTACTTGCCAACCCTTCTGCCTATTGCAACTGGCGCTTTAATTGGATCTTCTTCTTGCCGTATAAACTTGCCAGGGATAAGATCCATTGCCTCCTGCGCGTAAGGGGAAGAGTTGCCGATAAACAGCTCAACCTTGCTTCCGCTTGCTGGCAAGGAAGATGTAAACTGGCCCTTTGTGTTACGGCCTTGGGTCTTAAGCAAGGGGATGTTAAAAAGATTGTACTTACCATCTTTGCCGCCTGGCCTTGCGCCTCTTTTGCCATCGGCAGTTTCAACATACCAGCTATCCCTAAAGTCACCGCCCCAAGCTGGGCTAATAGCAGCAAGGTCGTTTACTACTTCCTTGGCGGCATTGCGCAATGCAGTAAATGCAGCGTCCCTAATTTCGTCAGACATTTTCTCAAGACCGAAGCCTTTGCCTTTCTTCATCGGTTTGCGTCGCCTTGCCATTATTCCGCCCTCGCCGTTATTTTGCTTGCGTACATTGCAAAAGTTGGCCTTTCGTCTTCAGAGCCTTGTATGACAATGGCTTTGCCGCCAAGTGTGGTAATCATTTTGCCGTCCAGCGTAGTCAGGTAGATTGGTCCGACGATAACGCCGTCAGTGCCACTGCCATAACTCTCGACTTCTGTTACCTTCCACTTGCGCCCCAAGTATTCGAGTCTGTCATTGGAGCTGATAGGCCAAGGTACTGTATCATGGTCAACCCATACGCTAACTTCATTGCCTTGCTGCGTACCATTGCGTTCTGACTTTTTAGAGCGCGTTACAGCGCCGGCAGCATTAAACCTTGCTTCAGTAATTGCAACTGTACCTAGCGTTTCATTGTAAACGCCAGGAGTTACTTTAATGTATGTAAGCGACTGGGATCTATACTTGTCTATCATCCGTTTTGATAACGGCCTTGCCCAAGCATCTTGCGGAGCGTTCATTTAGCCTCGAAGAATGCGAACAGAGCTTTCGTTCTGCCGGTCAACCCAACAGCCAATTAGATCCAGCAGCCATGGATAGAGCCGCAGGACGGTAGGCGAGTAACTGCCAACACGCTTGTCTTTTGGCAGCACCTGTGCTATGGTGTTAGGATCAAAGTATTCTTGCTCGAATACGTCGAACTTTTCTCGCTTAACAACTGGTGCCGGCAACTGGCTAGAGGCGCCAATAACTGCGGTACTGTTGCTAAATAGCACCAAGGCAAGTTCTGAGGCAGCAGCAAGATAGCCTGCTGTTAGGCTGTTGCCGCAACAAGTCGCTTCATCAGTACACCAGCGTAATGTACGCAGCGCAGTTTGAGCAGAGTTAAGAGCCTGCGCCTTTTGCGTTGCGTTGAGCGCGGTCCAGGCGGTCGCCTTGAGCGTGGCCCCCATGTAGGCGTCGGCCTGCTCCACCGTGACCAGCGCCGGGGGCGTGCAGTTGCAGGGACGCTCGCCATTGGCGCTGGAGTAGTAATAGGGATCGGCCAGGCGATGCCAGGGCCACCAGGAAGCGTTCACACCGCGTACACGCGCCAGGCGGAGCCGTTGTACCAGCAGAGCGCGTTGGCGCTACCACCGGCCACGGGAGCAGAGCC